TGAAAACTTCCTACTTGCCTTTGGAGATGATCTAAAACATTCCAGGACTCAAAAGGAAACTACGGTTATGATACAGCATAATGGAATAACAGTCACCATAAACGGAATTAAAAAAGAATACGACTGTTTTGATTTAAGTTTCAGGGATCATTACTCCACACAATGGAAAATAAAGTATGACCCAACTGATTTAACCAGGGTGCTGGCAATTAATGAAGATGAAACACTACGTTACCTGCTTGAAGAGAAATACATTCAACCAATGGCTTTAAAAGACCGTAAGCCTGGAGATAGCGGACAACTTCAAAAGGTTCGCGAGTTCAATCACTCACTTGAAAAACAAGTTACCGATTTCCGACAACAAAATATTGAAAAAATGGTAAGTGTACTCCCTATTATGCTTCAAAATGATACTCTTAAAAAATTAATGCTGACTGACAGTCATGGACAACATAAAGACAGGAGAAATGATGACCGCAGAGAAAAATCGACTACTAAATTTCCTAAAGTTAACTTGAAGAGTCAGGCAGTTGATACTGATGTAGAGAATGAAGAAGCGGATTATACAAGCATGTACTAAATACGAATTAATCGAATAAAATTAAGACTCATGAATCACTTAAAGAAAGAACAGATTGTCAATCACCTATGTATCTATTGCGACAGATACGATAGCCAGAATAAAGCTGCAAAGAGCCTGCGCGATGTAAGTCCCGGTACCATTAGCCAAATGATAAATTTGAAGTGGGATAATATAGCAGATGCAATGTGGCACAATATTGCAAAACAGATTGGATACAGAGAGAATAGTTGGGAACTGGTAGAGACAGGTGACCACCGTACTATGAAACGATTCCTGGAAGATGCAAAGCAAAATCAGTTGGTATTGGCAATAACAGGAAATGCCGGAACAGGAAAGAGTTTTACAATTAAACATTTCCAGGCTTCTAATAAAAATGTGTTTGCATTGTATTGCAATGAATTTTGGAATAAAAAGACATTTATGCAGGAAATACTCATTTCAATGGGAAAAGACTACAAAGGTATGAATGTTTCGGATATGATGATGGAAGTTGTTCATGGAATTAAAATATTGGAGAATCCAATTATCATTTTTGATGAAGCGGATAAATTGAGTGATGGTGTCCTGTACAATTTCATATCACTGTACAACCAGTTGGAAGATGAATGCGGGATTATACTTTGTGCTACAAATCACCTTGAAAAGAGTCTTAAACGTGGTGTCAGCCTGAATAAAAAAGGATATAACGAGATTTGGAGCCGTGTAGGTCGTAAATGTATATCTCTAAAAGGGGTAACTGCTGCCGACATTGTTGCTATCTGCGAAGCGAACGGGGTTACTTCACAAAAAGAAATACAGGATATTATATCCGATTCTGAATGTGACTTAAGACGTGTGAAGCGGAAAATACACGCAATTATGATTAAACGTCAACCGTCCATTGGTAATGCATTGATTTTAGAGGTTGATTAAATGGCTTTCAAAAGAGGATTAACAATGAGTGATGTCCGTGCTTTTAAACCAAAAACACTACCCTTTACGGGTGAATGGCTTGAAAGTATTGGATGTCCTGAATTGACGGGAAGCTGGATAATTTATGGGTTATCGGCGAATGGTAAAACAAGATACGCACTTCAACTGGCCAGATACCTGGCAGGATTTTGTAAAGTATTGTACAATTCGTTGGAGGAAGGTTTGAGTAAAAGTATGCAAACCGCGCTGATCGATGTTGGTATGGACAATGTAAGTAAAAACTTTTTACTCCTGGACAAGGAGCCGATAGAAGAACTGATTGTCAGGTTGCACAAAAGGAAAAGTCCGGATGTGATATTTATTGACTCCCTGCAATATACCGGTCTGACTTATGCAGATTATAAGAAATTGCGTGAGGAGTTCAGAAATAAGTTATTCATATTCATTTCCCATGCAGATGGTAAAGAACCTAAAGGTAATGTTGGAAAGTCGATTAAATTCGATGCTTTCGTAAAAATACCAATTATTGGTTATGAAGCAATTCCACAATCCCGTTTCGGAGGTAATAAGCCTTATGTGATATGGAAATGGGGATATGATGAGTTTAGAAGCTATGGTAAGAAGTGATTAGTGATCCAAAAATGATATTTGAGTAATAACCAATAATACTCACAAAATGAAAACAACTATGTTAGACAAAGAACAATTACGGTACATTAAGAGGTTTAAAACCTTACTAAATGAGGGTCAAATAGACCGGAATGCAGAACTGGCCATGTTGAGCGGATATGGTGTTGACAGTTGCAAGGATATGAGTGCTTATGAACTATTGGAACTATGCAATAAATTACAACTTCAAATTAATCCGGATCTGGCAAAGATGGATAAACTCCGAAAACGGGTAATTGCTTCTATCAATGGATGGCTTGAATTAACCGGACGTCCGGGAATGAATCTGGAATACATTAAAACAATTTCATGCCGTGCAGCAGAGGCTAATGAGTTCAACCGGATTAATGAAAGCGGCCTAAATAGTATTCTGGCAGAGTTTAACCGAAAACAGAAAATTGTAAAAAATACAATTGTGATAAAGGATGAAATTATTACTGAATTAAAGCAACTATCAACCCAAAATTAATAAATAAATTTTACGAATTAATACTATGAATCAAGCGAAAGAAAAAAACAGAATAAAGACAAAGAAGTACTATCATGCCAAAAGAGCCGTAGCACTTGGGATGCAAATTGAAGAATATGAGGGACAACTTTTGCAGAAAGAAAAGGAAAGAGCAAAGCGCGTCACTCTGGAACTTGAAGCGGCTGATAAAATGAAAGATGAAATACTGGAGCGATCAGTACAGGGAAGAATTGAAAAGATACAACTTGAAGCTTCACGCAACCGGTTAAAAAATACAGAGGATACTCTTTTAAAATATGTTCTGTGGTTTAATGATAATCCGGTCAGTCATCCGGATTGGGATAAAAAAGTCAGTGAACTACATGCCATTGAACAACGAATACGGGTGATAACTAACCCGGGTGCACCAAACTCACAATGTGGAGGAATAACGGAATATAATACTATAAATTTAAACAGATAAATCTAATTAAAATGGCTAAAACAAATTACAATATCGGTGAACGGTTCACGCATGATGAACATACTTACGAAGTGATTGAACCGATTAATAAAATGGCAAATTGCCATGGATGCACATTTAACCGTCCTGAAACAAATACACTTCATTCAGGGTGTCATATCCCTGCCGGTTTAATCGGTTTGCGTTGTTCATTCCCGGATCGCATTTTCAAAGAAATAAATATTTAATTAATAAACGTATGAAACAAACAAGTAAACAAGAAAAATGGAAGGATGAATCCAAAATGGAAGTCCCTTACAAACGCATTTCCAAGGCAGAACGATTGATGGAAATTAAATCACATTCCTTATTAACGGAAGCAAAAGGAATTAACTCCGGATTACAAGACTTTAAAAACCGTATTAAGGCAATTTGTGAGGAAGTGTATTCCGCTTTTATGCTCGAAAACAATGTAAAGTCAAATTCAAAAGGGAATTTCACCTGGTATAATTTTGACCGCACTATCAAGGTAGAGGTAGCGATATCCGAACCGGTTAAGTTTGATGACATGGCCATTCAGGCATCAAAGGAAAAGCTTGATGAATTTCTTGAATCTGCGGTTGACAGTAAAATTGATTTTGTAAAAGACCTGATCAAAGATGCATTCTCAACCTCAAATGGCAAACTGGATGCAAAACGTGTTCTTGGGTTGCTTCGGTATAAGAGCCGTGTTACTTCACCGCTTTTTCTTGAAGCAATGGATCTGATTGAAAAGGGTATTCGTAGACCGGAGTCTAAAACATACTTTCGGATATGGGAAAAGGATACTGACGGAAAGTATCAGGCAGTGGAATTGAATTTTAGTAATATTTAAAAATAACTTCGATGCACGAGAATATAGATAAAATCAAACAAATTATTAAAGACTCTAATGAGTTGGAGGTTGCAGAAGATCAGGGAATAATTCTACTTATTTCAACTAGTGGTAAATTATATCCATGTGTCCAGGGAACTGCACATATGTTGCAGGGTATGATTGAGGGGTTATACAATAACTCGGAAGATTTTAAAGAAATTATCAATGACGTTGCTTCAGGAGAATCAGTACTTGAAATACCAGAAATGAAATAAATAATTCAATATGAAAAAGACAGTAAACATAGAAGAATCAACAGCTCGAAGCATGTATAAAACGGCTTCACCTGAATGGAAAATGGCATTAGAAGAAACATTTGGAAAAGTGTTTTTCTCAGGTAAAATAACGGATCGTATAAAAACGTATGAGGATGCGTGTTCAGAACTTGGAGAAACCCCACTAAATGAATCGGAACTATTAAGTGCAGGTTTTACTATTGACGAAATTAATTACCGGAAATTAAAAACTGTAACAAAGGCATTGAATGAGGGATGGGTTCCGGACTGGACCAATGATAAACAACAAAAGTGGTATCCTTATTTCCGGCTGTCCTCGGGCGTGTTTGTGTTCTACGGTACGATTTGCCACTACTCGAATGCGGGTGCGGGGTACGGGTCGCGGCTTTGTTTTTCCAATGATGAACTGGCAACTTATGCAGGAAAGCAATTCCCTGAAATTTATAAAGGATTTATGTTTTAATCAATAATTAATCAGCTTTTCTAATCAGTCGGTTGACTGATTAGAAAAGCAAAATAACAACACACACATGAAAAAAGAAGAAACAAAAGTAGCAGAAAAAGAAGTAAAAGAAAACGTCATTGTACGTATTAAGACATTCGAAGACGCAATGAAAGAAACCGGACGTCCTGAAGTTCCTGACTTCTCAAATTTACCGGAAGATTTGAGGGATTATTTCAAAGCACAGTATAAAATTATTGTAGTGGTCGAAGCCCTTAACGAAGGTTGGAAGGCTGACTGGGAAGATGATGATGAATCGAAGTATTACCCTTACTTCTATATGTCCTCGGGCGTGTTTGTGTTCGTCGATTCGGCTTACTACTACTCGCTTGCGAGTGCGGGGAACGGGTCGCGGCTTTGTTTTAAAACGCGTGAACTCGCAAGATATGCAGGTGAACAGTTCTTAGAAATCTGGACTGCAATAATTCAGAAATAGAAATTAAAGGTTGTATGTTTTTGTGAGCTGTCCTCGGGCGTGTTTGTGTTCAACGATACGAATTACAACTACTCGAATGCGAATGCAGGGAACAGGTCGCAGCTATGCTAACTGATTTTTACAGAAACATAGACCTTGCCACTCGGCAAAAAATAACAAGTTCAAAAGGTGCTGGTAGGGAAACTGAAAGCTCCGATACGAAAAGCAAAGATGAAAAGAATCAATAATTTATTTGATAAAGTATGTAGCCTTGATAACCTGTATTTAGCCTGTCAGAAGGCTAAATCAGGAAAGGCTAAAACTTACGGAGTGACGCTCTTTGAAAAAGACCTGGACAATAATATAAGGCAGATTCAAACTGAACTGATCACCGGAACATACAAAACATCAGATTACAGTATTTTCACCATAACGGATCCGAAAGTTAGATTAGTTTACCGGCTTCCATTTCGCGATCGAGTCGTTCATCATGCGATCATGAATATATGTGAACCTGTATGGGTGTCAGTGTTTGTTTCTCACAGTTACGCATGTATAAAGGGTAAAGGTATTCACGGAGTTTTAAAAGCGATTAAACGGGATTTAAAGGATATTGAAAATACAACCTACTGTTTGAAAATGGATATCAAGAAGTTTTATCCGACAATCGACCATGACATTTTAAAAGCAATTATCCGAAAAAAAATAAAAGATCAAAAACTTTTGCAATTACTTGATGACATAATTGACTCGGCTCCCGGAGTTCCTATTGGAAATTATTTGTCTCAGTTCTTTGCCAATTTATACCTATCCTATTTTGATCACTGGCTAAAAGAAGAAAATAAAGTAAAATACTTTTACCGGTACGCTGATGATATCGTAATACTGGCAAAAAATAAAGCCTACTTACACGGATTATTGGTTGATATAAATAATTACTTAGTGGATCATTTAAACATTCAATTAAAAGGTAATTATCAGGTTTTTCCTGTTTATAGCAGAGGCATTGACTTCGTTGGATATGTTTTCTATCATACGCATATTTTAATGCGTAAATCAATTAAAAAACGGTTCTGCAGGAAGGTTGCCAAACTAAATAAAAAAGAACTGGATCCGAAAACATATAAAATGCAAGTGTCTCCCTGGCTCGGATGGGCGAAACACTGTAACTCAAAACACTTACAAAAAAAGATACTCAAACATGAAGAAATTTTCTGAATTAGGCATAAAAGCAGATGAGGATAAAAACATATTCCCGGTTGAAATAATATCCATTACCGACGTGGTAAATTGTGAAATTGAAGTAGTTGATTTTGCGCCTGATGTAAAAACTCAATACGGCGATGGCCGATATGTGGTTAAAATCAAATATGAAAATACTGAACGTAAATTTTTTACAAATGCAACCAAAATAAAAGATATCCTGGATAAAGTAGACAAAAAGGATTTTCCTTTTCAGACAACCATTAAAACTCAAAAATTCGGTAACAATAAAAAGACATTTTACTTTACTTAAATATTAAACACACAAGAAAATGGAATTAAATTCAGAATTAGACAGGCTTAGAAAGTATTCTTCAATTGAGGCAGAATTAAAGAGAGCTGAAATTAAACATCCGGATTATCCGACTGATATGTTCAGACAAGTAGCAATTTTAAATGAAGAGTCTGGAGAAGTAACAAAAGCAGTTTTAGATTATCATTATGCAGGTGGAAGTTTAGAGCATATTCAGGAAGAATTGATTCAGACGGCTGCTATGTGTATGAGAATGCTAATGAATTTACCCTAATTTTATGGCTAACGAAAATAAGCCAAAAGCAAAAGGATCCTGGGGGCAGCGTTCCACCAGAACCGGATCTGAACTAAATATCATTTGTACAGAGTTTTTTGAAAAGTTGATTGTTCCGGAGCAATGGAAGTTCATGCAATGGCAGAACGTGATTGATAAACAAATGATATCACAAGCCAACCCGAACGGAACACTTATCAGCGTCGGAAAGATATACCGGGACATGCGGACCTCAGGAATTGATTTAATGCATTACCGGGTATGTTTCCTCACTTTTCCCGAACGAGGTGGTATTTGTGAAAAGTCAATTATTGATTTTGGGAAGTTCAAATATCATACAATAGTTACTAATAAAACTATTGAAAAACTAAATGAATGGATTGCGGAACATTATAATGAATTAAAACCCATTACACCTGAAATGGAAAAAGAAGATCCGGAAAATGAAAAAGACGACGGCTTACAACATTTTAGAGATAGATACGGAACTTGAATGGCTAATGTCCTTTAATGATTTATACCTGAAAGAAATTGAAGAATTGAAAATGAA